GAATAGTTTAAAATCCAGTTGGCTGACGGAACCTAGTTGTCTTGATGGCTTTTTTCATCTGCATTTGAAATATGTTGTTAAAGTGTCGTTTAACATACTTAACGCCGAGTTTATCAGCAGGAAAAATTCTTTCTTGTCTTCTTTGCGGTGTGTCTAACATTATTATTAGCTTAGGCGCTTGTTTTTTGTAGCGGCGGTATAAACCGTGTTTGCCTGATTTGCCCTTTTTACCAACAAAGTATAACTTTTCGTTTGATGCTTTTTTCTTTACAGTGTTTCGAGGCAAGTTACCGTACTTGTTGACTCTTTGATTAGCTAATATAGGCTGCACTAAAACTTTGTTATTTTTAAGTGGCTTTGATACCCCGCCAAAAGTAATTAAAGATAAGTAGTGTCTGTTACCTGGATAGAAGACAACGGCTTTAAATCTCCTTTTGGTTGCTCCCTCAAAAAAAATGCCTTTCTTTGTAAAAGGATTAGCCCCCTTATCGATATACTTATCCATTTCACCAGGAAGATATTTTTTTGATACATTAAAAGCCAACTTGTTAAGCGTTGACTTAACGGCTTGAGGGAATTCATGTCTTTCGAGGTTAGACATAAAATCATAAGCACCCCGAAAATCAAAAGTCATTGACAGCATAATGGCCTCAAAATCAATCCGTGGAATAGCCGTGGAATAGCTTTCACCATGTGTTGCAGATGCATTGAACTTCTAAACACATACAGTTTCCGTTCATCTTATCTTCAAGAAGATACAAAACTTCCTGCATTTGTTCTTTATCGCGATCAATCAACGCCTCAGCAAAACGCTCTACCAGGTCAAGATCAGCTTCATGCACATTTTCATCGACATCGATTCTAATCATAGTTAGATCCTCTGATGCCGATTATATCAAACTTCTGTGCCGAAACTCTCTGTTATATTCATGACTGGATTTTGCAGCATTAATTCAAGTTCATCAGGTGGTAAGCTGCTTGCTCTACAATCAACTGAATCTTGCCAGTACTTCATTGCGTTGACAATTTGCTTTCCTGCTGATGGATTGTCAATTAAAGATTGAGTAATCCCATCGATGTTGGAGATAAGATCACTCCAACCATTTTGCTCACACTCATAGATACGGGTACTTAATTGCAACTGCCTCATGGCCGCTCCTTGCAGAATAACTGCGCTGATACCGTGCGGCAATTTTACCTTTTTAATACAAAACAATCAATTATGTTTATTTATATCGGTATTTCTAGGAACTGGACGAGACGAATTAAAATCATCTGTTGCGATTGCAGTCAGTGTGACAATCACAAACATTAGTACATATAAAATCACTTTATTTCTCTTGGTAGGTTAATAAAGCGGCATTCTACAAGTGTAGTGGTATATCGTGAAATGATAATTTGTCATTGTTGACATGACAGAAGTGAATAGCCCGTTTTCGACTCCTAGTGGGCTAGTCTAGGTCAATAGGCTAGGTAAGAGCCTCAGTCTTTGTTTCTGTCTTCATAGCGTTTTTGCGCGTCTTGTATTGTCAACCAAGCTCCTGACATGACAATAAACAAAACACCTAAAACAGTAAAGCCAATCAAAAAATCAAACATAGTTTTTCCCCCATGTTTTTCTATATCTTGCCTCATACGACTCAACTATCTTTTTTATCTTTGCTTCCCTTTCCTGCTCTCGCTCAACTTCCCATTGCGTTGGAGTGTATTCAGGGATGTAGTGACCTTTTGACAATTCTTTTTCTACTACATCTTCTGGCTCACAGGGTTCGTGTCTTTCGCCCAACAATCTTTCTTGGAAATCCATGAAATAGTCATAATCGTTCATGGGATTATCTTTTAAATTATGCATGGTAACTCCTCGTAAATTAATTGAGTTATCATTGTTATACAATTTTACTTAAATGTAAACTGTTTTGTTAATTATATGATACAGGGTTGTAGTGATCATCTGCTTCCATTTTGCGATGCTCTAGCCTGTAGTGTTTGGCAATCTCTGATCTAAGTTGTTTGTTGGTTTTCATAAGTTGGTTTTTCTTTTCTAAGAGCATATCCATGTGACCTACGCCGAGGTACTCTAAAAGCCATGCAGTAAACTCTGTAGGGTTTTCTGTGTAATAACGGTGACACGCATGGCACATACAAACAAGGTTATCCAGACTGTATCGAACACTTTTTGCTCTTCTACCGTGTATGTGACAGCACTCCATTCTGGCATCTTCGATACCGCAATGCTCACAGGTGTAGTTAGCCTTCAGCCTAACGACTTTACTCGTCCAGGTGTCGGCTGCGTCAATCTTTATGGGCATACTCTAGCTCCAGTAGTAGCTCGCAATAGTGTATCGCTTTGCGTATGTCCTCCGCGCCATTCTTTTTTCTCGTTACGTATTTAATGACGTTTCCCCTGAGATAATCTAATTGATTTTTGTAGATAAACTCTACTGGCTGAATTGGTAGTTTGTAATGATTCCCGCCTACTTGATTGTCTAATGCTTTACCCATTCTTCTTTTTCCTTGACATTAATTTCTTCAGGTATATCAAGATCGCAACGAGGACAAATACCGTAAGCGCAATTATCATCCCCAAGCCAATACTCAAGAGTATGCCCACAATCACAGAATAACTTTTTAAGAGTATGACAGCCTGGGTGTAGCTTAGTAACATTACTCATTACCGACCTTTATCTTGACCCTAGAATCTTCACCGTGTTCTTTATGATAAACCACAGCAGAAATAGAACGCTCTGCACCATAGCCAGAATCTGAATGCCATTGATCTGTAGAGGTGAGAGATCCCCAATGCTCAAAATGCATTGAGCCAACTTCACGAGCAGTATGGTGGTGTATATGTCCCAGATGACAATACCTGTTCTTTGATTGACTCCACTGATCATCTAGGTTCTTGATTACTGCCTGTAATATTTGTTCATGTTTTATTCTGTCACCGTGATGAAAAACAAACAAATTATTTTCCCATTGGTGATATACAAACTTAGAGTAGTTCTGCAAAACCGTGACTCTTTTCTCTCTTTCGTATAATAATTCTAAGCAGCTAGACAAGTGACACGCCATGTCTGAGTCGTGATTACCTCTAACATTAATAACTATTACATGCTTGTGTGTTTGCAGCATCCTTTCAATCATTATCTGGAACAGTCTTCCAGCAAGTTTAAAAGTCTTTCCTATCCTAGTATCAACGTCAACTTTAGTTCCTGCGGTTGTTTCATTCTTGCTGGAGTCAGCATGAAAGAAATCACCTACGTTTAACAGGACACCTGTCTCCGCGTCACCAACTCTTCGACATAATCTATCCGTGGAATCGATTAGGATTTTAGTCCCAATTTTTACGTCCCAATTATCATCATCCAGCTTGGTTTCGCTATCAGCAAGCATACCAAAATGATGGTCACCTATAATGTACATCGCTAAGTAATCGGAGTTTACTTTACTTGGTTCTTTAAGAGGTTGCTTAAATCCGCTTAAATCTTCTTTTACACCCTCTATCATATATGCAAGACGTTCTTGAATGCTTTGTTTTTCTGGTTCTTGTATAACCCACTGTAAGGCGACGGAACCATCTTCCTTATAAGCAGTTGATATTCTTTTAGCGTTAAAACCTTCTGCTGTTTGATGTATTAAATCTCGATGAGGTGCTACGCCTTGCGATGCAGCTTTCCTCGACAATCGTTCAATTAACTTGTCAACGCTTCTCCTGTTGCATTTTAAAAATTCGGATGCTTTTGTGTTAGAACCGTACTTAATAACTGCGTTTAGAACTTCTTGCTGTCTATCCGTGTCGGCAAAGTCTAGTAAAACATTTGGATCTACTCTAGCCATTCAAACCTCCTGTTGTTTTTTTAGCTTTTGATACTCCGAATATTCAGGAACATCTAATAACACCCCATTATCTCTAGCCCAATGATACACGTTATCCATAAAATACACCATTTCGCCTTTATCTAGTTGACTGGTGTGCTTTACCTGACCTTCTATAAGCGTTTTACCTACCTTGATATCTTCTAATCCTAGAAACCTTTGCTTCATCATCAGCTTTATATTTTCTTTGGTTGCGGTAGGAACTTTTTCAATGAAGTGCTTAGACATCTGCTCACACCATTTATGAAATAAAGCATTCTG